TACAGTAAACATAGACCACAAAGATGTGGGAAATACAACCTATACTATATACAGAAAAGAAGAAGCAGATAAAAAGGGAATTGAGTATGTATACTGGAAAATGGTTCAACCTGGGGGATATGCTTTATCTGATGATGACTATGTTGCTAAATGCATTAATCGTAAAGAGTACCCATCTAATCATGACAAAGACAATATATATCTCAGGTTCCCATGGGGTTACACTTTTTTTAATCCTAAATATGATTCTAAGAAATTAAAAGTATCAGGTAGAAAGACCAATACTACAATGACTGGCAAACCTATGCTAGAAGTTAAGTCTAAGCAAGATATGATGAAAAACCTTGCTAAAGCCTACTCTGTTACATGGGACTATAATTTAGCACTTGATATGGTGCTTGGTAGCTATACGCCTTCTGAATTTAAAAAATGGAAGCGTATGATGAAAACGGAGGTTTTTGAAAAAATGATAAAAGAAGAATTAGCAGATTTACTATCTGACCATGGGTTAGATAAGACTTATACTTTAGACCTATTTGCTAAAGTAATAGAGATGGCTCAGGATAAAAAAGATGTTACTAACTTAATGCGTGCTGTAGAAAATCTACAGAATATGCATGGTATGAAAGAAAAACAACTTGTTAAAACAACTGAAAAGCTAGAAGCTATAAGTAATACTAAACTTATAGATGAATTAAGAGAAGAGGAAGATAAGCTTATAGCAACTAAGACTACCACTGAGGAAAAATAATGCCAACAGATGAAGAACTATTGATAGAAGCGGGCCAAGACGAAAGTTTTGGCTTTGGTGCTTTAGAGAAAGGTATTACTGGAACAAGTCTTTTAGGTTCTTCAGTATACATGATGAGAGGTCAGACTCCTGGTGGAATTAGAAGAATGACCGCAGACTATGCTAGGAACTTTTTGCCAAGTTTCTATTCTCAAAATCTTCTAACCAAATTACATCCCAAAGCAAATCAAGCTGTACAATATACAAAAGAATTAGGAATGACAGGTCTTAAAATAGGTAGAGATGCTGCTTATGGTGTGACAAATAGTGAGTTTTATAACAAAACAGGTATTTCTCCTACTTTGATAAAGAATATAGAGGAAGTTGATTTAACAAAAGGGAGTGTTATAGAAGGATTAAAAAACAATACAATAACAAAAGATGTTGCTATTCGTGAAGTAAAAAATGCTCAAAAAAGAATGCTATTTAAAGCATCTAGTGATAAAGCTAACCAAATTATATTTTTTGGTAGAGCTTCAAGAGAGCTGGATAATATTGTAGGTGATATGGTAACAGAAACTGATACAAAAGGTTTTATAAAAAGTGTTGGACACTCTAAAAGGGGTAGTATAAATAAAAGAATAGGTAATTATGTATTACAACAACAACCTCCTATCAGAAATAGAAAACTTGCAAATGTAGATATAACTAATAGAGATAATTTAAAGTTTATAAAATATAAAAATGTTAAATACGGAGATGTTTTAAGAGGAGCTCAATTTGATAAAAATGCTTACAGGGTTATGTTGCAATTAAAAAATTCTGGAGGAAAAGGTAATTTAGTTAATTTAGCTTCTAGTTTAAAAAATGTAAATAATGCTACTGTAATAGGTAATAATGTTGTTTTCGCTATTAGCCCAGCTATAAAGAGTCAATATGATTGGGGTGGGTATAATGCTGTAGGCATTTGGAATAAAAGTAGACCTGATAAAATAAGGTTTATTGCTACTGATGTACCTGATACTCCATTACCTGGAACAGGAGGAAAAGTACCAGGAATTAAATTTGTTGATTCTAAAGAAATTACGATAAGCGATAAAGGTGTTGTAAAAGAAATGAATAGTAATAGTCTTAGAAAGACTAATCCTGCTGAATATGAAAAAAGAAGGCTTGCTGCTTTAAAAGGTTGGGAAACAAGAAGAGCAGGTCAATCAGGAAAGCAACTAAATTTATTTGGAGATAAGTATAATGATATTCAAGAAGTAAAAGGTATAAAAGGAATTGAAAAATATAAATTAGAAGGATTTAAAAACTTAGCTAATAAAAGAAAAAATTTTGCAGTAAGTACAGCTACTAAATTGTCTAAATTAGGTAGAAGATTGCCTGGTGCATTAGGTATAGCTATGAATGCTTGGGCAATGTATGATATATATAAATCTATGAAAGAATAATGGATTACGAAGAACAATATAGTCAAATGCAAGCTTTAAAAAAGCTTCGTAATAATATGGCGCTGTTCGGAAGGCACTGCTTCCCTACAGCCTTGAGAAAGAGTACACCCCCCTTTCATAAAGATGTGTATTCTTATCTCGCTAATGACGACAAAAGGAGGGTGTTAATTGCAGCTCCCCGTGGTACAGCCAAATCTACAGTTACCACCCTCATCTTCCCTTTATGGAGACTTGCTTTTAAAAGAACAGATGAAGATTTATTTATTGTTATAATATCTGAGTCACAGACTCAGTCCATAAACTTTCTATCACGTATTAAATATCATTTAACACATTCGGATAAGTTTAGTTCTATATTTGGGGACCTTGGTCCTGCTACAGCTAGAAGATGGACTAATAATGATATAGTCTTAGCTAATGGAGCTAGAATTATAGCTGTAGGTACAGGGCAAAGAGTTAGAGGATTTATTGAAGGAGATACTCGTCCAAACCTTATTATAGTAGATGATTTTGAGTCTGAGTTAAATGCATTTACTCCAGAAGCTAGAGCTAAAAATAGAAAATGGGTTACAGAGGCTGTAATACCATCATTATCTGATGAAGGTAAAATAGCTATGATTGGTACGGTAATATCAGAGGATTGTTTTTTATATTGGGCTAAAGAATCTCCTGCTTGGAATGTTCTATGGTATTCTATTTGGGATGAAGATGAAAAAAGTATATGGCCCGAAAGATTCCCTAAGTCACGTATAAATGAAATAAAAAAAGAGTTTGCTTCTGTAGGAAATTTAAATGGTTTCTATCAAGAGTATATGAATATAGCTCAATCTCCAGATATGGCACCATTCAAACCAGAATGGATAAAAATGCACCATTATGATTATAAGAGAATTAACGGACAAAATTGTCTAGTTAGGACTGTAGATGGAGAAGAAGAAATTAAACCAGTTGAAGTCTATTGTGGAGTTGACCCTGCTAGTAGTCTTAGTTCCACTGCCGATTACTTTGTTGTTGCTACAATGGGTATTGACTCCGATAATAATAAGTATATTATTGATATTTATAGGGATAGAATTAGCCCTGCAGAACAGCCTCAAAAGCTTATTGATGTTTTTAAGAAGTATAGGCCTAGAAGAATGAAAATAGAAACAGTAGGTTATCAAGAAGCTTTAAGAACAGCAGTTAGAGAGCTTATGTTAAAAGAAAGTTTATATATACCAGGTCTTGAAAAAGGTGTAAAACCAAGAAACAGAAAAAGTGAGCGCTTATTATCCTTAGTCCCTTTATTTGCTAAAGGTTCTTTTTACTTTAGACCACAGGACAATATACCGCAACAAGAATTTTTAAGTTACCCTAGAGGTAAACATGATGATGTTATGGATGCTGTGTGGACGGCATTGTATGGTTCAAAGCCTTCTAGAGTAAGAGATTTTGATAAAGATGATAATTATTTAACTAAACCAAAGAAAAAGCTTGATTGGATGACCCTTTAGGTTGTATATTAAGTTGATGAAAACTAGGTATAATATTGGCAACTAACGAGAAAAAAACACCAGAAATAGTGAATGATACACTTCGTTTGTTTAAGGACTACTCTAAGAAACGTGACTCTTGGGCTCAACAAGCTAAAGAGGACAAAGAGTTTCGTTTAGGTAGACAATGGACTAAAGAACAAGCAGAAACATTAGAGGCTAGAGGACAGGCTGCTATAGTCGTTAATCGTATACACCCTGCAGTAGAGACAGCAAAAGCTATGCTTACTTCTAATAGGCCATCTTTTAGATGTGCACCTAGAGAAGATTCAGATAGAAAAATAGCTAATGTAATGAGTGCATTACTTAGTTATATGTACGATATATCAGATGGTAGGACAATTATACGTCAAGTAATAGATGATTATTACGTTATGGGTATAGGTTATATAAATGTGTATCAAGACCCAATGAAGGATATGGGTAAAGGTGAAGTTTGTATGCACGATGTTGACCCACTTGACGTATATGTAGACCCTAATAGTAGAGATAGATTCTTTGACGATGCTGAGAATATAATTATATCTCGCTTGTTTAGTAGGGACCAAGCTAAAAAACTTTATCCTAAATATAAAAAACAAATAGATAATGCTAATAGTGAACAAGACTTTAATATGCCTGAAACAGGTAGAGATAATGAAAGTAAAGTTTTCTTTCCAGAAGATGTAGGATTATTACACGAACAAAGCGAATATGTTAGAGGTTATGAAAGATACTCTAAAATAGAGGTTCAAAAAATAAGAACTTATGAATCGTTTAGTGGTAAGGAAGAACTACTAGATAAAAAAGAATTTGATGAATATATAAAACAACCAGCTTGGATAATAGAGGGTCAAGTTATAACTGATGAAAAACAAGCTCAACAAATTGCAGCTCAACTTATAGAGCAATACGAAATAGCTAAAGAACAACAGTTATTACAGATACAAACAGAAATGGATAAATCTGGAATGAGCCCAGATGCTCCAATGCCAGAATCTGATATAAAGCCACCACAAATTGAGCAGACTGATTATCAAGGTTTAATATTAAAGAAAATAATTGATATAGTAAAAATAGTAGTTACTAGAATAAAGCAGTGTGTTATAATGGGAGAAACTCTTTTATATTCACGCATAATGCCTATAGAGCATTACCCAGTAGTGCCTGTATGTAATCTACACACTAGAACACCTTATCCTACATCTGATGTAAGAATGGTAAAAGGTTTACAAGAGTATATTAATAAAACACGTTCTTTAATAATAGCTCACGCTACTACAAGTACTAATACTAAGATACTAGTTCCTGAAGGTAGTGTAGATATGAAAGACTTTGAGGAAAAATGGGCACAACCTGGTGTAGCTATACCTTATGACCCAACTGATGGTGCTCCTGTAACTGTACAACCAAGTCCTTTACCTAATGAGTTATATTCTAATGAGCAGACAGCTAAAAATGATATTGACCACCAATTAGGTTTATATGAAATGATGATGGGTAATTCAGCAGCAGCTCCTCAAACTTATAAGGCGACTATATCTTTAGATGAATTTGGTCAAAGAAAAATTAAATCTAAGTTAACAGATATAGAGCAAGCTTTAGTTAGAGTTGGTCAAGTTGCAATACCTTTAATGCAACAACTTTATAGTACAGAAAAAACATTTAGACTTGTTAATCCAAACAATTCTATGAGTGAGTATGTTGTAAATAAACGTTTATATGATGATAAAACAGGAGAAGTTCAAGTATTTAACGATATAACTATAGGTAAATACGATATAATGGTAGTAAGTGGAAGTACACTTCCTACTAATAGATATGCTGAACTTGAGTTTTATATGGATGCATATCAAAAAGGTTTAATAGATAGGCAAGAAGTTCTAAAGAAAACAGAAATATTTGATATAGAAGGCGTTATGCAACGTACTGATGAGATACAAAGATTACAATCAATGGTAGAACAACAACAAGAGCAAATAAAAGACCTAAAAGGTGACTTACAAACAAGAGATAGAGAAGCTGTAAGTTTACGTAAAAAGGTTGAAGTTGAGAAATTTAAAGGTGACTTAGATAAAACATCTAATAAAGCAAAATCTGCTGGAGTCTTGTTCGAAAAAAGATTGGATGATAATTTAGCTACTGTTAGGCGTCAGATTTCTGATGCTAGCAAAAAAGAAGGCTCACCCTCTGGTAGCAAAGAGGCAGCTAAAAATAGGAAATAATAAATGGACGCATTAGAGACTAACCAAAATACAGATACCCCTTCACAGGGCTCTGAACAATTATCGGTAGAAGAGGCGTTTTTCACAAGTGAAGAGCAACCTACGGTTACTAACGAGACAGTCGGGACTCCTGAAACTCAGGAAACTCCTGCTGGAGATGGTTCTAATTTAAATATTGAACAAACTCAAACTGAAAATGATGAGAGAAGATTTCAATATTGGCAATCAGAAGCTGATAAAGCTAAAAATGAAAATGCCAAATTAAAAGAACAACTAAATCAACAGCCACAACCACAGCAAGCACAACCTGCTCCTGCGGAACAAAAACCTGTTGAAGAATTTCCTCCTGCTCCAGAAAAACCACAAGCACCTGTAGGCTTCAATAGAGCGGAAGCTAATGAAGACCCTAACAGCGCAAGTGCTCAATACTTAAATCAGTTAGATAACTGGAGAGATGATATAATACAGTATAATTCATTAAAAAGTGAATACCAAACTGCATTAGTGTCTGAACAACTTCAAAAACAAGAATCAGCTAGGCAAGATGAGATAAAGAGAGCCCAAGCTTATCAACAGCAACAACAACAGGTAAATGAAGTTCATCAAAGAGTACAAGGTGAATTTGGTTTAACTGCTGATGAAGCTACTGAATTTGTTCAAACAATGTCAAAACCAGAAAGTTTAACTATGGATAATCTTGTCCAACTGTATAGAATGCAGAAAGGTTCTGGGCAGACAGTACAAACACAACAGACTGGACCTAGCGATACGTTTAATCAACAAGCTAGAGCACAGCAAGTTCCATCACCGATGGGTGTTTTACCTGCACAACAGAACGAATCTACACAAAGTACAGAGGATAGCATTATTGATTCGATGATTAGCGGTTACAAAAAGAGTAACCCTTGGTAAATTAACAATTCCTACTCGAAGGTCTACGCGACAGCTGAGAGAGGATTAAATAGTGTATAGGAGACGAAATGGCAACAGTTTATAGTAACGTTGCTTCTGCCGCTGGTAGCGGTACAGCCGACTTAGATAATACACGAAGAGTCTTTAATTTTGGAGATAGAGTTTCAGAACTTGCTCCACAACAAAGCCCATTCTTTGTTTATCTAAATAAGGTTGCTAAGAAAGCTACTAACGACCCTGTTTTTAAATTTTTAGAACAGCGTCATCAATGGCAGAGACGTAATTTTGAAATCACTCAAGCGGCATTAACGATAACAGATGCAGAAGCGCATGATGGTGCAGTTGATGCTGGTGAGGATTTAATTGTAACAGCTAAATATGATAAGTATGGTAAAATAAGCAGTGGTTCACATTGTTCTTTTATTGTACCTGGTTGTATACTAGCTGTAAAAGCTGATGACGGTAATGTTTACCGTTTTAAAGTAGAAGAAAATACTGTAGTAAATACTTCTGCTAGTACTGTTCATGATGGAACTGACATTGCTCATAAAACTTCAACTGGTAATACTGAAATATCTGGTGAAAAACTTACTGCGGTAGGTACTACAATTCCAGATGGAACAGTTTTTTCAATTGGTAACAAAGGGCAAGTAATCGGTTCAGCATGGGCTGAAGGTACTGACTCTCCACTTGGTTGGGAAGATAGTATGTATGATAGAGAAGGTTATACTCAAATCTTTAAAACAGGTATGAGCATATTTTCTGGTACATCTCTTGCTACTGAGTATAGAGGTATTAAAAATGAGTTCCAAAGAATCTGGACAGATAAACTTATGGAACATAAAATGGATATAGAACAAGCTATGTTATTTGGTGATGGTATAACTGTTGCGGCTGCAGAAGCTTCTGGCGGTGGTGCTCCAACTAGATACTCTCATGGTATTGTTCCTTATACATCAGCTAATGGTAAAGTATATAATATGAGTTATGCTTCATCTGGTTATGATGCTTTCTTAGATGCAATGGAAGATTTCTTTGCACCTGAAAGTGGAAACAGTGGAAATAAACTTGTATTAGCTTCAAGAAAAGTTATTACTTACTTAAATAAATTAGGTAATGGCTCTTTTATGAACAATTCTGTAGGTTCATCTCAATATAGATTAGATGTAGAATCTATTCCTGGCTCTTTTGGTCATACAGTTACAAAAGTAAATACTATTTTTGGTAGTTTACATTTTGTTGCTGAGCCTTTATTAAGAGGACCATGGGAAGATTACTGTGTTGCAGTTGACCTTAAGAATGTAGCTTATAGACCACTTGTGGGTAATGGTATGAGTCGAGATACCTTCATAGAAACTAACGTTCAAGACAATGGTGTTGATGGCAGACAAGATATGATTCTGACTGAAGCTGGGCTTGAAATTAGTTTACCAGAAACTCACGCAATTCTTAAGTTTTCTTAAGTAGGAGGTAGATTATGGCACAAACAAGCTTTACAAATCAAACTGTTACTGATGGAACTCATCATATTTCTGATACTGGTGTTTACGGAACTTGGGAAAAATCTATATCAGATGGAGGCATAGCTACTTTATTATCAGCTACTGTTGACCCTACTGATACTGATGCTGCTTTACTTAGCCCTGGAATACCAGGTGTTATGGCTCAAAATCGTAAACTAAGAGTTGGTTTTAATACTACAACAGCAGGTGCTAATGTAACTTCTGATTTTGGAGTTCAAGGTTCTTACAATGGTAAGGACTGGGTTTTAATTTCAGAATTAGATGCAGATGTTACTCCTGATGTAGCTGGTATTCAAGAATATGAACTTGACTTAAGTGACAAGTACTATCCTTGGCTTAGACTAATATGGAATGATGGAACAGAAGATAATACTACTTGGCAAGGATACTTTTTTGTATCTGGTCTTCTTTCTGATGGAGTTAATCTTCCATTAGGAGAAAGTGCTGTCGGTGGTGTAGGACCTGACCCATCATAGTGGTTAAGTAATTAACAAATTATAAGGGGTCTTCGGGCCCCTTATAAGGAGAGAATATGGCAAAAAAAGTATATAGTAATAGTGTAGGAAATAAATACAATTCTAAGGTCAAACCAGACAATAGAAGAAAGTATAATGGAAAAACCAAAAAGAAAAAATAGAAATGGTAAGGGTGGTGCTTACAGAGTTCCTGTAGGCGATAAAGACTATAAGTATAACTATGATAAAATATTCAGAAAGAAAAAATGATAGCACCGATAGATAAGATTAAAAAATTATTGAATGATGATATAATTACCTTGTTTGGTGAAGACATTATAAATAAATCTTTTGTAGATGCATATAGAGTTGTTAATAATTTAATAACTGATGAGAGCGTATTAGAAGCTTTATTTACTCAAGATTTAGATGATGACAAATTTTCTACTACCTACGATGGAACAACTGATTCTCAATGTGATTGGAATGATGAAGGTTATTCAGATAGTAAAAGAATACTTGCTGTTCAAAGAAAAAATTTTTATGGAGTATCTAAAGATGATAAATATTACGATTGTTACAAGATTTCCTTTTTAAAAGGCGAAACTAGTGCTTCAAATGTAAATAGTTTATTTTATGAAAACGATAGATGGGACCCAAAATATTATATAAACAATGACTCTAAAATTGTGATATTACCTTCTGATACTTATGATGGTAGTGGAAATACAAGAATACCAAAAGGAAGAATATTTTGGCATACTTTTCCTACATTTCACTCATTTCAAACTCCAGATAGAGATAATACTTTTAATTTATCTGGAAAAAACTTTTCTGATATAACTAAACCTGAAGAGGGTATTATATTTTACGGGATACCATCAGGAGCTAGAGAATTAGTTTATTTAGAAATGGTTTTAAATTTACTACAAGTATATATGGCTGATTTTGTTTACAATGAAGAAGACACTGAATTAGTTTCTTTAATAAAAGAGCAAGCTGCAGCATTATTAGGTAAGAAAAATGAAGAATTAAACTATGTTATAGCTAAATATGGTAAACCAAGAAAGATTGCAGAATGAATAAATTACAATTATTAGAATCTTTAAAAGAGCATCATATTAATTTATCTTCTAGACAATGTGAAATTTATATAGAAAGAGCTGCTAATAAAATAGCTATAGATACAGGTGTTGTGAAGAAGAGTTATTTATTAGATTCTGTAGCTGGACAAAGATGGTATGCTTTAGATTCTAAAGTATTAAAGGTAGAAAGAGTTGATTTTAATGATGTAAAAATACCTAAACTTATAGGAGACCCAATTATAGATGATGATGAATTTACTGTTCCAGCAGATTCATCTGATACAGCTTTAAGTACACCTACATCAAATGCTGAAAATAAAA